TTTTTAAAAAATCATCATAACTTTTATAACGAATGCAACCTTCTTTAAAGTTTTGCATATTGTACACAATAACACTGTTATCATCAATAAATGTAAGCATTACAGGATCTTTTATTTTTAAAAGTTGTTCTTCATAATCATTATTGGTTTTAACTCTAATATGATAATCATAAATAGATATCGCTGTTACATCTTTAATATTTTTCCTAATGCTATCTCTTTTAGCAATAATAAAAATATCTTTTCCTGCAAGCCGTGACTTAAAAGACATTATACCATTTTCAATATGTGGTTCCGTAACTTCATAATATCCATGCATTTTCATTTATCTTGCAGCTCCCTTTTTAATAAATTTTCGTGATATAAAATAGCCATCAGCGGTATGGGTGAGAAGATTGTTTTCTCGCAAGTTTTTTAATAACTTATCAATTTTGTTATGAGTAAATTTTGTAATTCCCATCAAATCAACTCGTGTTAACGGTTTTTTTGTCCGAGAATGTACCAATCTTCCTGTTTTAAACTCAATACGCCCACTCATTGCCGTTAAAAATCCAATTTGCTGGTAAATATCGCCTACATAATCGCCACTATCAATTAATTTCTGCACCGCTGATTCCATAACCATGATGTAAGGTGGCTTTCCTCCGGTATAATCTCCTTTTTTAGCTGGTTTTTCCTTTTCCTTGTTATTAGATACCCAAAACATCTTTTTTTCTTCACCATCAACAGAAATATGCCACAATTCGGCAGCAGGTGCAATTTCCTTTGAGATAATAACACCACCGCCAAGATCAACAACGTTTATTTCTCCTAAGAGAAATCGCCTTAACTCGTTCACATCGTTCAATCACCTCAAAACATTTTTGTTTAACTATTGACAAATTAAAATCATTTGTTCTTTACTGCTTTTTAAAGTAGGCTTGCTTTACCCCAAACGAGGTAAAGGTAAAAAGCGGTTTGAGACCATATGGTATATAGGCGCACTGGCATTTCGTCTTGTAAATTCCTTAAGTACTAGTTTTGTGGCTTAACTATTTTATTCGTAATATCGACCTGTTTCAATCTCCATCATCAAATTGATTCCGAGTGAATAAGAGCTCAATAAGAGAGATATTCCAGAAATTAATAATGACAAATCAAATTCATTGTAACATAAAACAAATGCGTAAACGGCAGCAGCGATACAGCCAATAATTAAAGCAAGTAAAACCAATTTCATCATAATAATTTTCCTTTCGCGTTTAGATTTTTAAAAATAATTTTTCGTTTGTGAATGCCGATTTATCCATAATTAGTATTTTATCTTTTTCTAGCCATGAGTTAGCGGCATATTCATATTCTGGGAATAATGTCTTAATTAAATCCATTGATGATTGATGAATAGAATGATACATAATTATTTTATTGCTGACAAGATTATTTTGGATAGATGTTAATTTTTCAATTAATGAATTGTTATCCATAAATTTCCAAACACCTTTCATTTTTAAAATATATTGAACGACTGAGCGGCTGCCTTTTTCTCCTAGATTCTGGAAATATTAGGGGTGGGGTGGACCTGATGGTCTTTTTACCGCAATACAACCCTCCATCCATGCATATCTTAACTTATACATAAAAGATGATATTAGAATGTAGCATCTACGCACCTTCGCAGGTTTTAACTGTTAATCATTGTCAATGTCCTCTGCATGCGTACTACTTTGAGGCGTTATATCTATAGCTTCTGACATATTGTATTGCTTACGCAGTTCCTTCTCAAGCTCTGCTGTGCTTAGGTTGCTGACGTCGCTAGTGTTGTGCTGTAGTATTAGCTGCCTATCAATAAACATGCCCTGATGCTTGCCTAGCATCTCTAAAGCCTTGTTCTTATCGGCGAACTTGATCTCTCGTTCAACCGTCTTGCTACCATCTTTACCATATGTGCTTTTAATCTTTATCGAGGCGATCGCTCTAAGATCATCTTCATCAGCGTCTTCCCTTATCGCCCCATCCTTGTCAACCACTCTAGCAGGATTAACAAATCCAATCCTTGCCAATTCTCTAACAGTAGTATCAACGTTAACTCCTGTTCTCTTTCTGCGCTCTGCTAATGCGACTTGTATGTGAGCGTATATCTTTGGCTTGTCATATAACTGACATCCTTTTGCGGCTGCACTGTCTATTCCATACCCTGCTCTTATGGCTGCATCAGTCTTGCTAAGATCAATCAAGAACTCCTCAACGAAGCGTGATTCCCTTGGTTCTAACTCTGGCAAATTGTTTCTTGTATAAGTGTGCATTATTTCTTTTGGATTAGTGTCAATAATTTGTTTTGTGACGATATTTTGGTACTGTTCACGCACTTTTCCTTTATTTATATCTATCAGCTGCATACTTTCTTGTTCGATCATTGGATTGTGCATACTTTCTACAGTTGCGTCCTGCTTCCACGCTTCATCTTTAACTACTTGATCCTTCCAATGCCGCGTATACCATGACTTTACGGTATTCTCAGTAGTTGCATACTTTTTTGCGATGGCTGCATACGATGCACCTTTTGCGTAGTCTTTATATGCTTCTTTCCATGGTTTTTCACTCATTTTGCATCCCTCTTTGCATCCCTTTTTGCGTACTTTATTACATTATATCATGAGTGTGCACTTTTGGCATAAAAAGTGTGCAAAATAATAAATAAAAACTTTTAACAAACCTATTGCATAACCACGGTGTACGTGGTATAATAAGGTATAGATAAAAACAAAGGGGCGGTTGAAAATGTTTAAAGTAGAAATTACTGATGGTAAAAATAAAGGTAAAGTAATTGATTATGATAAATATGTTACTTCGCGACTTATTGATACCATTGTCAGTATTAATAATGTTTCTACCATAAAAGCAAAAGAATTATTATTTGAGGCTCTTTCATCTAATGTTATAGTTGATGAAATCCTTGAACAAATAAATTTTAATTTAAATAAGTAATGATTTATTTTATTAATAATATTTGACATTGTTGGAGCTTATCAACCCGATAGGCTCTATAGAGTGCCAAACACTCTAATAAAAATTAGGGGGATTTAAATATGGTAACTGGATATAAAGGATTTGACAAAGATTTAAAGTGTAGAGGATTTCAATATAAAGTCGGTGAAGAATACGAAGAAAAAGAAGCAATAATTTGTAATAGTGGGTTTCATTTTTGTGAGTTCCCACTAGATGTTTTTAGATATTACGAACCAGCATCAAACAGATTTGCAACAGTATCAACAAATGAAAAAGTTTATGGAGACAATAATGATAGTAAAAAATGTTCAAGAAAAATAAAAATAAATGCTGAAATTGGTCTACCTGGAATTATTAAAGCTGGGGTTGAATTTATTTTTAATAAAGTTGATTGGAAAAATAACAAAGAATCCAATACAGGAGATCGGTCAGCGGCTACCAATGTTTACCTACGCCGATGCAGTCGAATTGTGCGAGTCGTTGCATTTCAAAATAATCAATCTAAAAGGAGACGATAATTCATGAGTTATACTTTTACAAAATCAACATGTGAAAAGTACACAATCCAGTCAAAAGAATGGTCATATGCAATATTCATCATCGATGAAAACGGTGGAATTTTTAGTTGTCAATCAGATTACGGTGATTATCAATATCGCTGGACCAATCATGGCAGAAAGTCATTTAAGCATTTTTTAATTGAAATATCCAAAGATCCAAGATATTTACTTTTCAAGGTTTCAGATGAAAACCATTTTAACTTTGACAAAACTATTGATGACTGGCACAAAATCATTTTAAAATGGCGCAAGTCCGGTAAAATTGAAGATAAAATAAAAGCTAGGGATGCATACGATTTTATATCAGACATTGATCGAAGCTCAGCCGATGTTGTTTACAATGATTTATATAATAGCCATGAAATGGAAAGTATTTGCGATTGCATTACTGATTGCTTTGACGTATGTATGGAGTACCCGCATAGCGCTATTGCTTTTTCATCAGAAATAATGCCTGTATTTGCTGAAATACTTAAAAACGAAATAGATACAAAAGGAGATGATCAAAATAAATGATATCAACGAAGTATGTAAAACATGCAAAGTACTAAACAGCAACTGCGCTGGTATTGCATTTAATGGCATTATAAAGACCTGTAACGCAAAAATAGACCAATCCAATACAATCACAGCCGCCACACAAATTAAGTCAGCACGCAAAGCGTCAGGGCTATCACAGCTGGCAATGAGCAAACGTTTAGGCATACCAGCTCGCACCATCGAAGACTGGGAAGCCGGCAAATCTCATCCATCCGATTGGGTAGTTAAGCTGGTCGTCGATAAACTTAAGCACATTAAAACCAAATAAGCAAAAATAAAACATGCTAAGGGCGATTGCCTAAAGCATGTTTTTCTATGTCAGCTATTTTAATGTAAATGTCTTTTCAATTCCCTTTTGCAACAGATCAATATATGCAGTCATTGACATGCTATCTAGTTCTTCTTTTGTTAGCCCAAATGTGCTTCGAATAAACAATGTCAAATACTTCATGTTTTCATCACGGCTAAACCTATAATTGCATAATGATGTGTTATTGGTATCAATATGCTCTATATTTAACTCACCGCTAATCTTAACTTTCACGCTAAACTTTTCGCCCATTACGATTATTGGTATTTCAATTGTTCCTAAATCAATTTTACTTTGCATCGTTATTCTCCTTATTGCTGTTTGAATTAAATACCGCAACATACATTTGATTTCTATGATCCGGTTCCCATTCTATTTCTGGATGGAATTCAACTGCTTTAACTGTTACCTTTTTGTATTGAACCGGGTATCTTTTCAATAGCGGCTTATTAAACCAACGTTCTTTAAATGACTGCCACCAATCCAATGGGTATTTTATTTCTACGCTTTTATGCCACAATGCCGGAATTTCCAACCTCATTCGTAGTTGCATTTCACCACACTCACGATTAATAATTTCAACCTTTGAATGTCTTCTAAAATAGTTAGAATCAATAATTCTACCAAATTCATACTTGTCTATGTCCAATCGAATTTGCCGAACACTATATTCTAAATCTGTTCTGCCACCATCATTAATTAGTTCATATTCCATACTTTATCTCTCCCTATAATGTCCGCACGCTGAATTGCTGCGGCTTACATCGCCCTTATGTCTACACGATCCTGTACAGCTTGATGGATACCCTTCATCACCAATATTTACGCGGCTTTTGTTCTTTAGCACGTTGTTCTTCTGCCCGCTTATTGCTTATAACATCCGGCACCATATTTATAACATCTAGGCTAACTTCGCCAATCATTTCAATTTTCACCGTGGCAAATTCTTCTATGTCAAAATGCACATTAACCGACTTCACGCCACTGATTTCTTTGCCATCAATTTTAATTTTATCAATATCTTTTAATAATTTTGTCGGAATTGGCATTTTGAATGCATTAATTAATGTTTTACAGCTGCAAGTATCGCCAAATTTATTTAATTGTATTTGGTCCGATAATGGATTAATGTAATCTTTATTTCCGGTTCGTTGTACCAATTCTCCTAATGGGCTTAATGGCTGTGGTATAACCTCTTCATAAGTTTTTAAAAATATGTCTGGTTTGCAAGGATAAATTTCATTATTTACCCCTTTTATTACGTAATCTTCAACCGATACGTGCATTGATCCTTCTAATGTCTTAACGAATAATTCGCATGGTGCCAGTTTAGAATTTTCATTGGCATAAAACAAATCGCCTTTAATAAATGCTTGTGCTGCCCAATCTGGTACATAATATTTACCATGTGTGTCCATAAGATCGCCATCAAATTTAAATGCTTCAATTACAACTGGTAATTTACGATATTTCATAATCAATCTCTTCTTTCTCTTCTTTTTATTCTTTTGGTAAAACAATATTTTCTTCTAAATACCATAACCGTGATTTGTCGTGTAGTTCCACTAAATATTTAAGTCCTTTGTCTTTATCGATATACATTTCAATAATTGTTCCAGAACAAATAAACTGCCCGTTACTTTGAGCACAAACATGATCTCCAATTTCATAACTTTACTTCCTTCCAAACAAGATCCAAATTATAAACATTGTAAAAATTAATTCAGCTATTTTGTCTACTTCCGCAATTGTTACCGAATCCACAATATTCCCTCCTCATTCCCAACACAAACATGATTTAATTATATACTCCCTGCTCGCTGTGGTTAGCGTGGTGACGTCAATCATCGGATAGTATGCAAGTATACCCTGTGGTGTTTCTAAGCCCACCTTAACGCTAATACTGCTGAACAGAATAAAAGCATCTTTGCAAATATCATCGCCCCATTCGTCGTTTAATACAATGGTAAATCTAATCGGCTCCACAACATCGTTTTTGACTAGCCGAAGATTAATCGTTTTGTGTTTGGCGTTGCATGATACAATTTTCCCAAATAACTTGATTGCATACTCGCGGTCAGCTTTCAATTAATCGCTTCCCTTCCCATGGCTTAATACTTCTTCGCATAATCAGCATTGCTCTCCATGCACTACGGCGACGACATTTCATCTTTTCTACGCGTTCCCAATCTTTTAGCCAATAATATTGTTTAGGGCTGACAATCATTCGTTGTGGCGTTAAATCATAATATACCGGCATTGTTTTTAAGTCTTGAAGTATGTCTTGTATCGATCTTGGATCAACATCATCCCATAATGTCATTCAATCGCCAGCTTTCTTATCATTGTCTTTTCTTTCACTAATTGCATCGGCAATACAATTTACAGTATTTACAATTGCCCACGATCCAAAGAAACCTATTGTAGAAACTATCAAAAATGCTGCCACTGGACAAGTACTAGCAAACTCCCAAAAGTTCATTTAATCGCCATCCTTTATTTTATAATGCCGCGTGTTGCCGTTTAGCCAGTCGTCCAAGTATATGGCTATTGGTTTATGTTCCCACTCAATTGTATGCTGAATCGGCTCACATATAAAACATGTGTTCTGCGACAATTTAACTTTTGCGTCCGGATCATCTAAATACTTTTTCATGAAATCATCAAATCCAGCCTTAGTAACTTCCTTCCAACCGTTTATCTTTGCTTCTCGGTACTTATTGAGATCACGTTCCTTTTTCTTATTCTTATCGTCTTTGATAGCTTGTTCAATCATTTCACCATCAAGGCAGCTAGTCGCATCTTTCAGCTCTTTAAACGCCTTACCAATAGTATATGTTTCACCTTCACCGCGGTCGTATGGATTGCAATATCTTCCGTTGCAATAATATATACCAAGTCTTAATTTAAGAGTGTTCAGCGATACGCCAAGCACCAAATAGCGGATCTCACCATCACGGTCGTTGTAGCTTAACATCGTCACATCCGGAATAAACACTTTTTCAATATTAACCACCACAAATTCATTTATTTCGTTGGCAAACTTGACATTTAGATAATCAATTTCATTATCATGTTCACGTTTTTTGTTATAAAACTGTTGCTTGAATTCTTCAAAGTCCATCTTAATAATCACCTTTCTGAGAAAACACGTCGTTTCCCAAACGACTATGTTATTTACTAAATCTTATATAGATTAAGTCTAAGTCTTAGATATGAAGTCAAAGTCTTATATAGTGGTTCTATCACGGACCTTCGCATAATAACCAATCGAACCTTCGCCAGAAAGTCCGCTGTAGAACCTTTGCTTATTTTAATATACGGTAAGCTGTCACATTCTTCTCTGACTTCTTACCAGTTTCTTTGTTTATAAAATGCATTCTCCATACTTCTATCAAATCGGTTTTTACTAATTCAATTTTAGTCCTTTTTAATGCCGATAAACTCATATTAGCATCGTTCGCTAAATCATCGTTTGATCTAAAGAAAAAGTCTGTATTGTCACCTGTGTATCTCTGTTCTAATTCGTTTAAAACAACAAACAGCCACTTTGCGTTTTGAGATAAATTGCAATATGGTTCGGTAAATAAACATCTTGACAATTCCATAAAGAATTCGTTTCCATTTTTCACATTTAAAACCCCCACTAAAGGTTTATAAATAGGGATAAAGACGTGGTATTAGTGGTACCACGTCTTTGTTTTACAATAGCTAATCAACCCCGATTTATGAACTTTTTATATTCGCCATTTGCAAGAATCGAACTTACACAAGTTCCAAAAATGACATGTTATGTATAAATTAGGCGACCTTTCGACCGCCCAATCCATCAAGGAGACATTTTATGACCCACGTCCGGCAATCACCCCGTCAGTGAGATATTGGGGATGGTTTAATCCTTCCACCATCAAAGATATATAGTTTTACAATCCACCTCTAAGCTATCAACAGCGGCTATCTAACGCATTATAGCGTTTCGACCTGCCCCATTCGCAGGATTATATATTTTCGCAATCACCTGAACAAGGTTATTAGCCACGCGGTTATTGCTAAGTACATTCTTTTTAAAAAATAGCACCTATGGCTAGTGTCTTACAGCCACCATTTAATCCTACACCAGATAAGAACCATGTTGCTATTTATACGATACACAGCCCCGTCCTTCTGTGTATCTTGGCTGTCCCCACAATTTACACCACATAAATTGCATACTAAGAATCAGCTTCATGACAATTTGCACTGTCAGCTGGCAGCCTCCATAATTTAAAAGGGTATAGGAATCGAACCTACGCCATTATTTCCACCTGATAATTATCAATCAGGAATTTGTATCTTAGCCACCATGTTACCCCATATTAATGGCGGTTTACGGTACCGCCAAACGTAATGCTATTTGTAAGAGAAGGTGTAGCAGGTTTCAAGATTTCCCTTGTCGCCTACATATTCAGACGGTTTATCCATCCCACCGCCCAAGGAAAGTTGATCCAGCCCTCAACTTCTAAAAGAAATAATAGCCACCAACCGTCACTATTATTAGTCACAGCCCAACCTTTGTAGCTTTGTACTTTAGCTATCTGCCATGTCCTGCTTATTTTACGTGACTTGATGTCCACTCACGGGTTTTAATGTCTTTTCCTTGACATAATGTCTATAAACTAATCAACGGTGTAATCATTCCGTTTTTTATTTTTTCTTGTGATTAGCATATATCCATTGTAAAAAGAGCGAGT